TATTTGTTTAAGTTATTACAACTTCTAGGAAACGATATTGCTTCAGCAGGTAGATTAAAAAATTCTTCTTTAAAGTCTTTAACTAGTTTGTGTAAATCTTTTTGTTCAGCACCCATTATCATTTTGATTGCCTCTTTAATCTTACCTCTACAAACTTCAGGCGTTGAAGATTTAACTGCTTCTATGCCCATAATCTTTAGTTTAGGTTCATCAAATATAATACCTTCTTCATCTAATACATTTAACATATATCTTTTTTTAGCAGTCCATATACCTTTGTCAGCAATTACTTCTCGTTTCATTACCATACAGTTTTTAAATGCGTTAGTATAGTCTGATAGTTCATCAAAACATTTTTCTAGGAAAGGTTCTATTCTACCTTCAACAACTTTGTTAATAAATTTCAATGTCTGTTCTTTTGTTTTATCTTTACATACTTGTTCAACAAGTTTATCTAGTGAAAGATAAATTGAATCAGTATCAGACGCAACAATATAATCTATCTTCTCATCTGATTTTAATATCTTATTCATATATGCGTTTACATTTTGTTCAATAAAACGAATTACGAATTGACCTGCAAGTGTAATTGCTGTTGCCTGTCTTACATCAAAGTATCTAAAGTATTGATTACCTATGGCGCCGTAAGCACTATTCAATGCAATCTTCTTTGCCCATTGTATATTATGACATCTTGCAATCTCATTTTTTAATTCAGGAGTTTGTTTCTCATTGTATTTTTTCTTCGCCTCTAACATTAGTTTCTTATAGGTAACTCTTTCGTTATACATCTTACCTAATAGTTTAGGTAAAAAACCTTCACTATCAGTTTTGAATAACGCACCGTTAGGTGTTATAGTAGCACCTTCTTCTTTAAGATATGCTAGAGGCGTTGTTTTATTCAACATCTTATTAACACTAATACCTTCTGATTTCATACCAATAATTTTTTCTGGAGAAATATTATACTGCATAATCAAATGTGGGTATAGTGAGTTGATGTCAAACGAAACAATCCATTTGTGCATTCCGACCAATGGGTCTTTTACATATGCACCAGGATACTTTTCATCTTTGTGATGACTTTCTTTTGGCGGAATAGCAATATTATCTTTACGCAAAAAGTTATAGATTAGTGTATCCCAAAATCTAACTTGTGAAAATACATCTTGGTAATTAACCTTTGCCTCGTAGGCCATATTTAAGATTAATTCAATTAGTTTTAATTTGTCTTCTAGTTGGTCAACGATCTCAACATCTTTAATATTGTAATCTACAAACGATTGAAAGTCTTTTGTATACCATTCTCTAAATGTATCATAAGGATTATCATCTTTAGGTAAATTTAATTCTACTCTACCGATATGATCTAGTTTGTAACTCTCTTGTCTAACAGGTATAAACTTTGTATATAAGTCAAGGTAATCTAACATTGCAATACCAAATACTTCGTAATACAATTGAGCCCTACCTCTTACAAATATTTCTTCACTTCTTACTATGTTCCAAGGCGATAGTTTTGCTACAACTTTCTCATCTGTTAATAATTTAATTCTATTGCATAGATAAGGTAAATCAAAAAACTTTGTATTCCAACCTGTAATAACATCTGGATAGTTTTTCATCCAGAATTTCATAAACTCCATAATCAAAGACTTCTCATTTCTACATTTGATATAAGTTACATCTGATCTATTAGTTTTAAACTCACCTGTACCCCAGGTAATAATTTGTTTATTAGATTGATTTTTTACTGTGATTGCTAATAGTTCTTCGTTTGCTTTTTCTACATCAGGAAAACCATTTTCAGCAGTACACTCAATGTCAAGTGTGAATATTTTTATATGATCTTTTGACCATTGTACATCTTGTGGATAACTGTCTGCAATGTATTGATACTGATAACGATCCATACCATAGATAGATGAATTGCCAGACGCATAAGTCTTTTTAAATTCTTTTGCTTTTTTGATATTATCAAACTGAATTGGTTTTAAATTTTGACCGTCAAGTGATTTAACTTCACTTTCATTTTGTGATTTAACATAGAGAGTAGGTTTGTAATCAATCTTCTCTTTAAACTCTTGTCCTTCGTGTACGCCTCTAACAAGAAGTTTGCCGTGATGTTCTATAACACTTTTATAAAAGTTCATTATCTCTCAATCTAACTGTTAGGTTATTTAATTCTTTTGTTAATTTTATTTGACAACTTAATCTACTCGCACCTTCAATATAACCTCGTTCATATTCTAATAATGATTGTTCTAAACCATTTTGTTTTATAGGCAACAAGTGTGTCCAAGCATTAGTTAAATGTATATGACAAGTAGCACAAGCACAGTTACCACCACAATCGGCAGGTATCTCTCTTAACTTTGCTTCACGAGCCGCTTGCATTAAAGTAGTTCCTTCAGGCACTTCAACACAGACTTTTCTCGTTGTTAGTCCGTATAAAGTAAACTGTTATCACTTCAATGATGGTATACTTGTTTCTGTTATTAAACTTGTTTTAGGTGTTAATATCTTACTTGTATTTTGTTCATAAGATTTTAATATTTCCTCTTTAGGATCAGTTTGAAAAACAATTTTATCTTTTGCAATTGTAACAGTATCACTTTTACCGAAAGCATTGTACAATGACATCATCAAAGATATTGGTTGTCCTGGTGCTGATTGTTGAGGTATTATTACGAAAGGATTTTTTAGACTAATCCCTTGATCGTTCTCACCTACTTTAGCGATTACATCTTCGCCAGTAGAGAGCCTTAGTATTTTCACTTCTTGCATTATATTTCTCCGTTATTGTTATTGTCTAATAGTATCACACTTTGATACATTTGTCAAGCTGCTATTTCTTTTCAAATCCAACTTTATCTTCTTTTCCATCTTTATCAATAGGTCTTAATCGTTTGCTTAGGACAAAAGTTCTATTAGGATTAACAGCAATATTCATCTGTCGCATTAAATCTCTATTGACTAGTAGGTCTGAACCTGATCTAGGTCTACTATCTAGTCCTACTTCTACATCTGGATATGTAAATCCGTTAAATGTAAGTGCCATAGAAACAGTTGGTCTTGTTTCAGATGGTTCGTTTGTAGCGTTTGATCTGAATACTTTACTAACACCTTTTTTAGGTTTAGTATAAACTTTGCCATTGTATTTCCATTTTACAATTTTGCCTTTTGATTCTAAAATTTCATCTGCGTGTAAAGCACAAGCTTCAGAACCATTACCTGTATCAAACTTAACTCTAACTTTTCCTACTTCATCTACTTCCATAGTTTCTAACCAACCACATTCTATAAGTGATTGTCTATCCCAATGAGTTCTATCTTTTACCCAATCTATTACATAAGACATCATAGTTTCACCATCTATTCTACCTGATGGTTCTGGNTCAGAATAATAATCTTTGTACTGATAACCTTCGTAGTCAGCACCTGACCCTGGACTTCCGTTTATTTCTAACACATAAGGTTTACCTTTGTAAACTATGTGATCTACACCACACATATATGCTCTGGATAATCTAGCAGTTTTTAATGCTAATTCTATTTCTTCTTCACTCAATTTATATGGTTCTGCTTCAGCACCTCTATGTGTATTTGATCTGAAGTCATAACTACTATGAGTTCTTTTTGTACTTGCAAATATTTTGTTATCTACTACAAAAGTTCTTACATCAAAATCTGTTTTCATATATTCTTGTATCAACAATTCTGCTTCTAGTTTCCACATTGCCTGAATAGTTGCCATAAGACCTTCATAACTTTCAATTTTAATTACACCAACACCTTGTGTACCTGTTAGTGTTTTCATTATGATAGGAAACTTACCACCAATTTTATCTAACGCAGTTTTCACATTACTTTCATTAGATACATACGCAGTTCTAGGTGTAGGTATACCAAATTTTTCAAACAATAATGCTGAAGTTAATTTATTATCACAAGTTAGCATTGCTGCTCTTGTGTTTACCATAAATGCTTGTGAGTTTTGAAAAGCAGATATTAAAGATAGTCCACCTTCGTCTTCTAACGCACCACCTCTAGTCATACAAACAGTATCTTTGCCAGTAAAGGTATGTTTAGCACCTTTGCCATCATAGTTATAAACTGTTAATGTATTTTTATCTTCGTCTTTGTCTGTTATGATTGTAGTTTTTGTATTAACGATAATACATTCTATGCCTTTTTTCTTACACGCTTTTGATATAAGATCAGCAGTTGTATTCTCTTTAGGATCCTTAGAGTCTGCTATCGTAATAATAGCAACAGAAATAGGTTTCTGCTTACGCTCTAAATCTTGTTCTACAAAAAATTCTTTAAACTTTGGTATCTGCATTATCGCTATCTGTTGTAATCTTTTTACCTATGTTATATTTAGCAGATAAATTCCATTCTTTTTTCTCTTTAAATGGTAATACTTTTATCTGACTTAAAGGCGCCTTGTTATTTGCCTCGTCTTTATTAACTATATCAATTAGGTTCCAGTCTTGTAATAAGATTGCGATTGTGTTTCTTCTTTGAATATCATTCTCAACTAAAGTTGCTTTCTTGCCGTCTAAAGCAAAAAGTTCTTTAAAGTGTACTATGTAATATTTACCTTGTTTGTGCAGTATATGACACGATTGAAATAGTGTTTTATCTTTTCTACTTGCAACGCCGATTCTTGTTAAAGTTTCTCTAACTTTTAGAAAGTCATCTGGCTGTTTGATAGTTACTTCTAACATACTTTCAGGCGACCATTGTATTTCTTCACTCATTTTTTTCTCCCACCTTTTGTCAAGGATTCTTTAATATCTTCAATTTGTTTATTTGAAAGTATGTTGAGAGCTTCTTTAGCCTTTTCATTACTGTAGCCGTAATACTCTTTCACATACTCTAAAGAAGACAATTTGGATTGCTTTAACCAGCGACCACCAAATCGTTTTTTCTTTCTTACACTATTTATTAAAAATTGAAACTGAACCTGATTACTTAGGAAGTGATAACCATTCATTTCATTTGCTTGAGGTAGAGTATCCCAAAACATAGATAAACAACGATTAATGATGTATGCTGGATACTTTTTGATCCAGGTTTCATCTGATTTCATCAAGTCCTCTTTAGACTCATTAATCGCTTTTAAGTATTCTTTTAATTCGTATGCCATTATTTGTTGCGTCTGTTATGTCTGCCCATATACCAATCACCTGGTTCGTAATTATATCTCTTACCGTGATGTCCTCGTATATCTGCATACCACATTCGCAATTTGACTATAGCTGTTCGCCAAAATGTTCTTCGTGCCATTGTATCCTCTTTAATAATTTATTTAAATTTGCAAGTCGCCATTATTTCAGTCAAACAAGCAACCATATTTATCTCTTGGTCTGCTACAAATGCTGATTTATATTGGTATCCTGCTAATAAAAGTATTGCTTGAGGTACAGATTGAGGTTGTAGATGGTCTTTAGACGAGTCATAGATAATTCTAAACAGATCAGCCGGTGCTACGGACAAACTATTCACTACCCATTTTCTAGTTTCGTTAAAGTCTTTCTTCTTCAAAGACGCAAATAAACTCTTTATATCTGCCTCTTTTTGATTGTAGAAGATACCACTATCAATTTTACCATTAACTGAATATCTTTGTAGTTCATTAATAGTCTTTCTGAAGTCTGGATAATGTTTCTGGATCAACTCAGCAAGTACCTTCTTGTCATAAGATACCTCTTGTTCATCAAGGATTTTACCTAGTCTAGTGAGTAAAGCCGTTGCTGTCTTCACTTTTTGACCATTGACTATCTTAAAGTCTATTTGTGTAAATCTACTTCTTAATGGTTCAATAAATTTATAAGGATAGTTGCAAGTTAATATAAACCTACAATTCTTATAAAATGTTTCAATGAAATTACGCAAAGCAGGTTGTACAGATTCAGCATTCATATAGTCTGCCTCATCTATTATAACGACTTTGTGTTTGGATTCCGTATTGAAAGATACAGTAGAAGCAAAGTTCTTAATCTTATGCCTCAAGGTATCTATTTGACGACCTTCGTCTGAACCATTGATTATGATATAATCAGCGTTAAGTTGTTCACATAAAGCACGAGCAACAGTAGTCTTACCTGTGCCTGCTGTACCTGACAACAACATATTAGGTATTTCTCCTTGTTTAAGAAATTCTAAAAATGTCTTTTTAGTTTGTTCTGGTAGAATACAGTCCTCTATTGTTTTAGGTCGGTACTGTTCAACCCATAAAAAATCTGCCATAGACTAACTCCTTAAAATTCAGAGTCAGGTTCTAGTGCGATCCAATATTGTACAGGTTTGTTCCTGTTAACAAAATGACTTATCTTTTGTTGTGAGATTTCTATATCATAATCGTCACCAATAATCTTTAAGTTCTCTGCCTTAAAGTAAGCAGTAAACTTCTTATCAGTTTCTCCGATTACAGCAGAATAGTCATTAGAAGATTTATTCTTTTTATCAGTAGCAACTAACTTAATGTTTTTACCATCACCTGATACGGCAACATCTGGTAAATTCATTGTAGTAATTGCTTTTTGTAATCTTTCAAAATCACTTTTCTTTAAAGTAAAAGATACATACTGATCTGGCATATTGATTGCTTTTGTTGGTGCAACAATAACTGACTTATCAGCAAAGAAATATTTGATTGATTGTTTAGTGTCGGCAGATGCTATAGTTACATTTGAACCACCGTTAAATTTCAATGCAGGTTTTTGAAACAAATCAACTGCTCTTAAAAATTCAGGTAAGTCATATATAGCAAACTCACTTTCAAACTTTTCTGATACTTCAGCTTCTGCTAAAATATTCTTCATTGTAGAAATAGTTTGAATCTTATTCCCAGGTTTAACCAAAATGTTTTGGTTTATGTCTGAAAAGTTTTTTAACACCGATAGGGTGTTTTCACTTATGTTCATATATTCACTCCTTTGTCATTATATAAATTATTCATACTGTCAGTATATACTAAAAAGGCGAGGAAGTCAATGCTGCCTCGCCTCAATGCGTTTAAACTACTTAATCTTAATAGTTTTAGCCTTCTTATGTTCTGGAATAATTCGTTCCATAGATACACATAATAGACCGTCTTTCAGTTCAGCACCGTTGATTTCAACATCTTCAGCGATTGTAAAAGACTTTGTAAACATTCTTTTGGCTATGCCTTTATGTAGCATACCCTCGTTTTCTTCAACCTCTTTAACATCATTGTCTTTAACAGACTTGATAGTTAGGACGCTATCCTCAAAAGATATCTCTACATCTTTCTTACTATAACCAGCAAGTGCCACTTGTATATCGTACTTGTGGTCTCCTGTCTTAATTATATTGTATGGTGGATAACTAGGAACACTTATAGAATCGTGTTGATGATTGAACATATCTTGGAAGTGGTCAAACACATCATCAAATCCTACTGATAGTGGTCTTAATTGATTGAAAATTGAAATTGCTTTATTAGTCATTTTATCTCCTTTGTTAAGCAAGTTAATTAATAGAACCCATTGTGGCGTTCTACTATATTATATAAGTACGATTTTTATTTTGTCAACCCTACTTATAGAAATTCACTAGGCTGAGGATCCCTACCAGTTCCCTAGTGAATATCTATAAGTGCTACTTTATTTTTCACGCTGTAAAGTAGCAAAGCAGCGTTTTGCGACACCGACTAATTTCTAGGTCGGGTTTCTGCGTGAGGACTTACGAATAGCCCCAACATTATATATTTATCTATCACCAACGCAAAACTCTAAAACTAATAACCTCTTTGTCGTTCTAATTTCTTCTTATTTTTCTTAACATTAGCAATGTTTTCTTTCTTTTTTCTTCTCTTTTTTTCAGAAGGTTTTTCAAAAGATTGTCTTTCTCTTAATTCTTTTACAAGACCTTCTTTCATAACCTTACGCTTTAACACACGCATAGC